CGGAAGTCATTCTATCTTTACTAATAAATCGTATGAAATATTAGTATACTAATCTAGCACAAGGCTAGATTATCTCTATTGAAGAGCCGTATTAGTGAAATCTATAGCAAATGTACGAGCATAAGTAGAAGCACGGTCATTTGATTCTGGAGTTTCGATACCAGGAATTGTAGAAAGAGCATAACGAGTTTTAGCAATTACAGCTGGTTGACCAGAGTCAGCATTAGTAACTTTTGTGAAACTCATTGGAACGTATGGAGCAAAGAATCCCATAGCATCTCTTCTATCAGCACCTTTGTAAAGAACTGTACAGTAATCAGATGTAGCATATTGATCGATAATAACTTTATATTTACCATCAAAAGTACCAGCAACACCACCAGAAATTGGAGAATTAACACCAGATGCAACAGGAGCAGCAACGAAACCACCAACTTGCTCTAACATTACAGCAACTTTAGGAGAAACAAGTAAAGTATTACCTTGACCTCTTTTAGTATCAATGCCGATTTGTTTAGCTTCTTTAGAAATTCTAATAACTTCTCTTCTATACTTTTCTAGTTCCCATCTACCAGTACCATCAGTTGAATCAGCAGTGAAAACAGTTGAGTCAGGTAATTGCGTAGCATTAAAGTTCACGAAGTCAACAACTTCACGATCGATTTCAGCTTGCATTTCATAAGACATAAGTGACATAATTTCTTCGTCAGCTAACATTCCGTGTTGTGCTTTAAGATCTTGGTACATTTCAACAGTATATTGACCTTTAAGAGCTCTTGATCTAGCTTCAACAGATTTTTTACCAATTGAGAAACCGATTTCTTTCATATCTTTAGCAAGCTTTTCCGCTTCAGCAGTAGCATATGAACCAGTATAATTCTTAAGGATTCTACCGAAAGATGCTTCGTTTGAGTAGATTGCTTCTGCAGTAGATTCACCAACATCGGCAGCAATTGCAACAGCTTCTGATAATAGCGCATAAAAACCTTCAACATAAAGAACTGTAGCAGTTCCAACAACATCACCTTCAACAAGACCGTGAGCAGCAACAGTTTTAACAAGTTTTGCACCAGCATTTGGGTTAGCAGGATTATTTGCAGTGCCAGTATATTGGTTAGTTAAAGCGTAAATGAAACCAGTTGGCATACTCATTGGCTGAACACCTAAAAGGTCGTTAGCTATTAGTGCTGGGTAAACTCTACGTACCATTGGCATAAGAATTGGAGTAAATTGAGCTACATCGCCAGTAAGTGATCCCTCATTGATTAGTCTTTCGTGCTCTTTTTCAGTGTTCTCAAGCATAAGCTTCATAGCATTTGAATCAGATGGGTTTAGTTCAGCAAATTTTTTGCTTTCTATAAGTGTTTGGATGTTTTCCATTTTTTGTATCTCCTAAGTTTATTTTAATTATTTATATAAGTTCTAAACTAAATGTGCCCAGATCGGTGCTTTAGCATCATCTTTAACATCTTCATTAATTACTTCTTTAGTTGGCTTTGCAGCACCTTTAATTGATTCAACAATTACTTCTAGTTTATTGCCATAAGCTTCATCTTTAGAAAACTCTACTAATTCAGCAAGTTTTGCAAATTTGTCAGCTTCAACTAATGTTAAAGATTCTTTCATTTCTGAAATGATTCCCATTTTAAGTAACGTAGTAGCTTCTTCTTTAAGAGCGATATTTTCTTCAACTAAAGCATCGTATTTTACAATAGACTCTTCAAGCGCAGATGCATCTTCAGTAGCTTCTTTAGCTTCAACTATTTTACTGACTTCAACACCAGTTGCAGTTAATGCAGCATCAAAACATTCAATGATCATATCAGCTTTCTCAGCTTTTAATGAATCGTCAAGACTCGTTTGGGCTTCAACTATAAATTCATCAACAACTCTTTCAAGATATTTATCCACAGATTCTAACATTTCGTCTTGTTTCATTGTAACAAATTCTTCTGCTTTTTCTTCTAGCATTGTAATATGTTCTTCAGATTTTTCTTGAAGTTTGTCGATTTCTGCTTCAATCTTATCTTCCGCTATCATTGCTGATTTAAGTTCAACCGCTTCATTGAATTGAGCTTCTAAAGACTTTTTCATTTCAGGTGTGAAAACTTTTTCATCAAGTGATTCGAATAATTTTTCTAACATTTTGACTCCTTATATTTTAAGATACCTCTGTTCGTACTATTTCAACGGTCTCTTATCTTGATTTATTTATATTATTTATAAATCTATAATTTAAACTTTTACGGGCATAATGCCCATAGAATTTAGCAATTTAGTTGCAACAGTTTTGCCACCAAGCTCTTTAACGATTTTTTTGAATCGCTTGATTAACTCTGGTGTAATATGCGCATCAGCATCAACTTCACCAGTTCTGCCAACTATCCCAACTGGGGATTCTGTCAAAGAACCTTTCATTGCAGCTAATATTTCGCCGAATTTTTGAGCTGTTGCCTTTCGAATATCTTCTGCTTCAAACATATGGCAAGCCGTGTCTGTGCAGATTTGAACTTCATTGATATTACCTTTAGCATCTACTTCAAAGTTTTTAGTTTCAAGAATACCTTCAGTGATACCCATCATTTCAGCGGCATGATCAGATTGACCTTGATCCGGAATAATGTCAAATGTAATTAGCTTATAATCGGTAACAACATTTTCACTAACAGAACCTAAACCTCTACTTGATACGGACATTTTAATTCCGTTGTCAATTAAAGTTTTAAGCTGATTAGCTTTAGGATTATCCAAAAGAACTGCTTCGCCATAAACTTTGCCATTTTCCATGTAAAGTCTACGCATTTTAGCAACTGCTTCCATCATCTCAACATTAGAACGAGCTGGGTGATTTAATTCAAGTAAAGAATTAGATGATCCAGATTTCATAACATCTTGGTATTTAGCAACTTCTGCTTCCCAAATACTTTTAGGATAGATTCTACCATTTTTGTTTTTAACTCCAGGAGAACTAAAAACACCTTTAATTACGTATTTCTTAGAACCACTTTCGTTTATTTCTTGATCAAACGAACATTCGCTTGTGTCATAGATTAGTTTCATTTATTACTCCTGTGAAGTATTAATCTGCGAAAAAATAGATTTCATTCTCTGAATCTCGTCAAAATCACTCACGTATTTTTTAGTAGCTGAATGGTCTCGAAGTTTTGATTTCAAGTCCTGTTGAACAGCTGCGCTAAATGCAGTATATTTCTTATCGATTGCATTTTGAATGTCTGTTTTATCTAACATATTTTACCTTTATATTGATTTAAGTTATTTATATATATTGCAAGTCTACTTTTTACTTCTCAGGAG